TAAAACTCTACCGTAACCACATTCTCTTGCTGCTGCCATCAACTGTTTTTCAAGTCTTGGCACTTTACCAGCAACGTATCTTGCAACAACAGTTGCTTGACAAGCATGGCCACTTGGGTATGCTCTAGTTTTATTTGTTTCACTTGGTAGTGTATTCAAAGTAGGATCGACCTCAACAGGTCTTGCTCTATTAAAATGTTCTTTGAAGTGATTAATTATATCTGTTTGTTGATATATAATATCTTTAAATTCTTGTGGGTGAAATTTTAAACCATTTTCATCACAGACTTTTTGAATAGCATAAAAAGGAACTCTATCATGATCCATAACTGATTTGACATCGGATGCTGTTCTAGCAGCAACAATTCTTTTAACTTCTTCAACCTCATCTATGTCTGGTATGTGAGGTGCAGGTAAAGTAATAACCTCTTCAAGTCCTTTTCTAAAAAATTGCATTACTTTTTCTCCTTCAACATTTTTTGTAGTTCAGTTGTTGACCCAACAAACAAAGCATTTGTAACATTTTTAGGTGCTGTATTTGGTACCTCTTTTACTTTCTTTAATTTATCTTGTAAATCTAAAAGATTTTGTGATACCTCACTTACAGTTTTAATTAATTGTCCCGCAACTTCATATGCACGAGGATGCTCACCTTCTTTTGCTAATTCTAAAATACCATCTATTGCTTCGTTGCCTTTGTCAAGCAAATTGTAAAGATTTTTACGACCAGTTTCGAAATCTATATCTGGATCTTTATCCTCTGGCACTGTCGGTAAAGTTTTTTTTACTTCTTCAACATTTACCTCATCAGCAATATCTAAAATTTCATTTAATTTATCGTTTATTTTGTTCATTACTTATCTTCACCAGTTGCCTCTTCATAGTCTAAATTATCTGTAAAAAATTCTAAGGTTGTTGTGTATGTATAATCATCATCTTTATCAGCAGACGTAGGATTTGGTTGAACTGTAACTCTCTCAACTCTACTAGGTTTAGTGCCGCCTTGACCAGTATCACCTGCTGCTACGTTGTCATAAAGATCAGCAGAAACTTTTTTGATGATTGCTGATTGACTTATTGGTCCATACAAATAAATTTTTGCTGTAAATGATAACGTATAAATTATTCTTCGTAAACTTGTAAGTGTGCCTGTATAACTATCATCATAAGATACATTTTCTAAAACAAACGGTATATCTCTTTTTGTATCCATGTATGTGTTATCTAAAATCATAGTAACAGTATAATCAGGTTGAAAGAAAGGTAGTATTTGTTCTATGATTTGTAAACCATCGTCTGAATTTGCAACAAAAACATTCAATGAAAAATTAACATTGTAAGGCACAGGTGAGTATTGAGTGTTTAATTTTGTTGTGTCAGCATTCGTAGTAACACGACCTAATTTTTGATTTTTATTTAACTTACGAGTACCGTCATAATTATAACCAGTTATTTCAAAAGACATTCGAGGTAGAGTGATTGCCACTTTTGAGTCGTCTCCAGTTAAATCTTGTTGTGCGTCTAGTCTTGCTAAAAACTTTTCTTTTGGTGAGTATGACAAAGGAACACGAAGCGTCTGTAAAGGATTTCCGCTAGAATCTGTGCGCTTAATATTTACGTTATTAAAAATTGTACCAAAGGCAATAACCGTATTACGAATTTGTTTATGATAAAAATGATCGCCAAACATTAGTATTCGTCAACCTCTCCAAATGGGTTTCTTTCGCTAAAGTCTAATATGTCATCACTAGTAGATGATGTTGTTGTACCTGCTTGTGTTTCAAATATTTGACCTTGATCATTAGTTGCCTGATCTGCCATGGTAAAGTCCTCATTAATTAAATAATCTATTGCACCAATACTACTTTCTAATACAATCGAACCTGTTTCATTTTCTAAACTAAACTGAAACTGCATTGTGTCAGTTGATAAACTTGTTTCAACACTATCAATCGTAGATATGCCAGTGTCAAGTCTTTCTGAACTATATTCAAATCGAGTACAAGATAATTTATAAGTAGGTAAATTGCTTTGTTGATAGAATGGTTGTTCATGTTCAACAAACTGTATTTCAAAAAATGCGTTTGTAGTTGGAAAGTAAACTAGATCACCTTCTTGTGGTCTTTCAGCAGTTAGATCACTATTATTTTTAATTAATGTTTCCCATCTTAATTTAGATAAAGTAAATACAATATCATCTCTTAACTCTAAACCAAACTTCTTAATAATTTCTTGTTCACCCATATAACCGTCAACGTTATCAACATACATTTCAATAATATATGAGTCATCAAAAGACGAAGCAGGATCTTCACCAAAGATAGTATCTTTGTTGGCAATCTTTCTCGGTAAATAATAGACATCTTGGCCGTATATCTTAAGCTGTTCGATTATTAAATCTTCGTATAATCTTTGCTCAGATGTTGTGCCTGTGTCAAAATAGACATTAGTTGGCATTTAATTATCCTTGCATTATGTGTGGCGGCTCTTCGTAGTTTGTTCTTATTTCATCTTCTAGTTTTTGTTGTTCAGCGATTGCTGTTGAAAATAATTCAGGACCGTTAAGTGTAACTCCACCTAACATCGCTGTACCAGAAAACTTTGAAAGATTTTGCCCCCA